CGTCGATTGCGTCACCGATCTGCTTCTCGGTGACGTTGTACTCCTGCTTCAGCCGCTTGAGGAGCTGGGGAAAGTCCTCGGCGGGGCGGGGTTCGGCGTTGTCCACAGGGCAAGATTCCCGCACCGCTTCTACTTTTTGCAAGCGAAAGTAGAAGCGTGGCGCAAAGCTATTCAGTGCGCGACCTCCCCGTCACGCGCTGTGTTACCGAGTCATATGACAGCAGCCTAGAACAAGCTTTCGACTGACGCACCCCCACGAAGCCACTCGGCGAATCTCGGCGAGACTCGTTGACACCGTTCGACTTCGACTGTAGAAATGTCACATCACCCCGGAAGCGGGGAGACCAACAACACCACCTGGCACGGGGTACACATGCCGAAACTCAGCCGCAAGGGCGAAGGCCAGCCACTCAGAGCCGCCATGGAGCGAGCCGGACTCACCGGTCCCGAACTCGCCGAGGCGACAAAGGAGGTCGACCCCGCCGGACGGGGCATCAGCCCCGCCACCGTCGGACGCATCGCCGGACGCGGCAAGACCGCTCGCAACACCTGCCAGCTGAGCACCGCCTGGTTCGTCGCCGAAGCACTCCACCGGAGGACGAACGCCCCCCTCCAGGACCTCTTTTCCATGCCCCCACATTCGACTTCGACAATCGAAAGGTCAAGGTCCGATGCCGAAGAAGACTGACCGCCGCGTCCCCCTCCCGGCCGGCCTCATCCCCCTCCTCGACCAGCAGCAGCTGGAGACGTACTACGACGTCTCCGACTGGCAGGTCCTCCAGTGGATCAAGCAGGGGATGCCCGTCGAGCCGTTCGCCGGCCGTGGTCGTCGGTTCGACCTCGCCAAGTGCGCCGCGTGGCATGCCGCAAACGCATCGCCGGACGCGGGCCGCGTCGCGCAGCTCGCTTCCGCGGGCTGACTGCTCCCCCAAAGAAAGTCGGGGCCGCCCGGACGGCCAGGTCCAGGAAGCCCCTCGGCACACCTCAACCAGTCAGAAAGAAGAGGTCCCCGTGACCACAGTTTCGCAGACCCTCGACTCGGGTCAGATCAGAGTCCTCCCCCTGCACGAGGCGCCGCAGGCGTTCGTCGACAAGGAAGGGGACGTGTGGGTGCCGAACGGGCACACCGCGTCGGGTGAGCTGCTGCTCGCTTGCCCGCAGCCGCAGAACCCGGAGGACGCGGGTGAGGGCGAGTCGTTCGCGTGGACGCTGCGGTTGGTTGAGGCGGGTTTCGGTCCGCTGACGGTTCGTTCGGCGGTGGCCCTGTGAGCGCGCCGCTGGTGGTGAACACGTCGGACGGGACGGTGTGGCTGCGTCGTGCTGCGACGCGTGGCGGGCTGGCCTTGTATGCGCCGCAGGATGTGTGCCGGTGCCCGGAGTTCGTGATGGCGACGGAGGCTGAGCTCGCGGAGCACGGGATCACGGGGTCGGCGGATGTGCTGCCGATGCCGGTCGGTCCGGTGGTGCGGTCGGAGTTGGATCAGGCTCGCGACGACGTCGTGGGGGCGTGCCTGGCGCGTTGGGAAGAGGAGCAGGACAACGCGCGGTTGCGGCTCGCGCTGAAGTCGGCTCAGCGCCGGGCTCTGCGCCGTCTGCCTCACGAGCGTGAGGGACTGATCTTCCGCCTGGAGCAAGACAACAAGCAGCTGCACGCGTTCGTCGAGATCGCGAACGAGGCGGCTCGTGTCCAGCGTGAGGCGTGGGAGGGCGCGCAGGACGAGTTGGAGCGGCTGCGGGCCAGGGTGGACGAGCTGGAGGCTGAGCGGCACTCGACGAACGATGCGCTCGCGGACATCACCGTGGCGGAGAGGTCGGCGGACAAGCTGACCGCGCTGTTCGCCCCGACGCAGGTCCTCCGTGAAGAGTCTTACGCCGAGGCCGTGCCGACCCGGGTGCAGGCGATGCGGGCTCTGCTGGACGGCCAGCGTGCCGCGGTCGAGGACCCGCATGACGGGCCGTTGCACCACTCGTACCGCGTGCCCCGGGACCTGCCCGAGATGGGCAGCCGCTGATGGCCGCGGTCTACGACTCGACGAAGCACCTCCAGGGCTACGGCCGTCAGGACACCGTGACCGGGATGCTGCACGGCCACGTCCGCTGGCCCAACGGAACCGCGCCGACTCCGTTCGGCTGCCGCTGGTGCGGTACCGAGCAGGGCGGCCACGGCCGCAGGTGGATGCCCGGTCGAGGCATCCACGCCTGGGAGCAGCCGACGCAGGAGCAGATCAAGGCGCGGATGCTTGCCCGTCGCACGGCCCGCAAGGCGGGTGCCTGATGTACGACACCCACACCCCGGCCGAGTGGCTCGCGTTCCTCTCCCTCGGCCTCTCCCTCACCTCGGCTGCTGCGAGCCCGGTCCTGCTCCTCGTCGACGCGGACCACTTCGCGTGGCCGGACTGCCGGCCGCTGCTGGAGTCCCGCGCCGGTGACTGGCTGCTTGTCGAGGTGGTCACCGCGAAGGCCGCACTGCGGGATGCCGCGCTGTCGGCGGCCGCGCTCCTCATGCTCCTCACCGCTCCGAAGAAGGGCGCACTCCGATGACAGACCGCATGTCCCTCGTCGAGCTCGCTGAGACCGTCTACGCCGAGTACACCGACGCCTCGCAGGAAGAGTCCGACCAGCGGTTCGAGGAGGCGAGCGAGAACTTCATCACCGCTGCCCGCCTCACGGCCAAGACCCGCTTCGGAGACGCAGCCGACGCACTGAACTGGACCTACACGCTCCCGGATGACCTGCCGCAGGGAATCGAGGAGGCCGTTGCCGCGCTCGCCCCGGGCCGCCCGGAGTACCTGCGCTACCGGTACGACCACGACGGCGAGAACCCGTCATTCGAGCTGGTCCAGCCGTGCAGCGCGTGCGGCCACGAGCGCATCAACGAGGTCACCGGCCTGACCAAGCTCGGCGAGCTGCTCGCCGCGAAGGGCGGCGACCGATGAACCACTCCTCGAAGCCCGGGCTGTCGTTCAGCCTCGGCGCCAACCACCTCCACGGGGTCCTCCGCGTCGACCAGATCCGCACCGACACCCTCATGACCCTCGTCGCCGGATGGGGCGACGAAGACACCCGCGACGACGTGATCGCCGCACTCGACGAACTCGCCGCAGTCGTCACCGGAGTGGCCCGCGAAGGCGAACTCGACGCGGCGATCGAGCAGGTCGAGGACGTCGCCTCGATGGACACCGCGCAGGTCGAAGTCCGCATGCCGGATGTCCGCCGCCTGCTGGCCGAGCTCGGCGAGGCGGCCCGGGTCCTGTTCCGGTTCGGGTCGAAGGGCGCGTCGGAGATCCGGCACCCGGCGATGCGGGCGACGCGTGTACACCTCGCGAAGAGCCCGCTGGAGCAGTCGGATCGGCGGTCGGCATGAGTGCCCGCCGTCAGATCATCGCCGCACTGTCCGAGGACAGCCTCGGCGGAATCGCCACCCTCCACGACGTCGACAACGCCACCCAGCTCGCCGATGCGCACCGCGTCGAGACGCTCGCCGAGGTCACCACGTGGCTCGTCAAGAAAGCCCGCGAGTTCCGGTCACTCGGCACCCGCAAGGGCCAGGCGCAGGCCAACGCGGTCGCCGCCATGGCCTCAAAGATCAGCCGTGGTGCGGTCCGACCGGACAACACGCTGATGCTGCCCGATCCCGGGTTCTTCGAGGTCGACCGCACCTATGCCGCAGAGCGGTGGCAATTCCAGTGCCTCGCCGTGACCAGCCACCCGCGCACAGGAGAGGCCCGCGCGATCGGCTGGTACACGAGCAAGACCGGGCTGCCGTCGGTCGAGGCGCTCAACCCGGACGACTGGGAGCACGGCGGCTGGGCCGAGGTCACCGAGGACGGTGACCGCTCATGAGCCTCCGCCTCTTCGCCCACTGGACGGCCGTCACCACCACCGCCGCCGCGGTCAGCACGGTCGTGGCAATCCCCTTCACCGGGACTGCCGCATCCGCTGCCGGGACCCTCGCCGCGGCCGGGGTCTGCCTGGTCGGCATCGCACTCGCACCCGCCACCGTCCGGAAGGACCGTACGTGAGCACCACCGCGCAGGCCGGGGCCACTGCCCCGGCCGCCGGCCGCCGCCGCAAAACGGCCGCCGCACCCACCGGTCCCGACCGGATCCCCCAGCCTTCCCAAGGCTGGTACCGCGTCCCCGGCACCGACATCAAACTCCGTCGCGTCACCACCATCCTCAGCCAGGGATTCCCCAAGCCGCAGCTCGTGTTCTGGGCAGCGAACCTCACCGCCGCCGACGCGTTCGCCACCCTGCCCCGCCTCGTCCACGCCTCGCTGCGCCCCGCCGAGAAGGAAGCGGCATACGACTGGCTGCGCAAGGGCCACATCCGTAAGAAGGACGAACGCGGCGAGATCGGCGGCGCCGTCCACGACGTCATCGAAGCGAAGGTCCTCGACACCCCGATCCCCGAGAGCTTCCTCACCGACGAAGAGATCGCCCCGTTCATCGACCACTTCCTCCGCTTCGTTGAGGAGTGGGAGATCGAGTTCGAGGCCTCGGAGATGACCGTCGGGAACTTCACCGACGGATGGGCCGGGAAGCTCGACTACCTCTTCCGCTCCCCGCGGATCGCGGCCGCTCTCAGCGTGCCCGTCAACACCCTGTTCATCGGCGACACCAAGACCGGCGGCGAGCTCGACGAGAAGGGCGTCTACCCGGAGGCCGGCGCACAGATGTCCGCGTACCGCAGGGCGGAGGTGGCGTGGCTGCGGGACGGCACACAGATCCCCATGCCGAAGGCGCACGACGTCGGGATCGTCCTGCACCTCCGTCCGGAGGGGTACCGGCCGATGCCGCTGAAGTGCGGCGACGACGTGTACGCCGCGTTCCAACACGTCCAGCAGGTCGCCGAGTTCCAACGCGTCCTCGCCAAATCCGTTGTGGGTGAGGCCCTCACCCTTCCCGCCACCACTGAAGAGAGGGCTGCCTGATGCCCATCATCGATTTGCAGCGCCGCATGCGGCAGCTCGGCGAGATCCGGATCGGCCACGTCGTGGCGACCGGCAAGACCCGCCGCGACGGCAAGCCCGGCACCCGCCCGGCCAAGCTGAA